AAGAAGAAGTTCCGCATGAGAGATGACACGAACATGAACGAGGCCTACATCAAGTCAGTCAGCGATGCTATTGACATAATGGGGGCACTTCGTAGAATGGGCAAGAGCATGGAACGCGGTCAAAATCTAGAAAACGCTGGTACTTTTGCCAACCTTGTTGTTAATGATCTCTGGGATGTAATGCAGTGGTTAGAAGCAAGAGCAAGTAAGCTCGAGTCATTTGCAGAGTCTCGTAAGCTACGCGAAGGCGAAGAAGACAAGGCCGAGATCATCATGGCCGCTAAGGACATGGTTGATAGGCTCACGGGCTGGATGGAAGATACCGCAGAGATGCGCACTGAATCCATGCTTGAGCTTGCAGATGCCATCCGTGATGAGCTAGGCTCAGCACAGAGTGAGTCCTTCCAGGGTCAGGTCGAACCGGCACTTGATTCGCTATATCGTAGCATGGAAGAAACACGTTCGGTACTAATCAATGGCGTTGGCCTGCTAACGGGCGAAGGCGATGACATGGAAATGATGGGCGCAGAAGATCCAATGGAGCCAACCGTAGATGATGAGCTTGGCGGCGACGAGATGGGTGACGACGATCTTGGAACGGACGGCGGCGATGACTTTGCCGCTTCTGGTGCCGCAGATGGCGGCGAAGAACTAGCAGGACGTCCAAAGCGTGAAAGCCGTGATTATAGCGCAAAGAAAGCAGCAGCAGGCAAGGATATTGGTAAGAAGGGAAAGAACTTCTCGAAGATTGCCAAGAAGTCCGGTGGTGGCGAAAAAGGCAATCGTATCGCTGGTGCAGTCCTAAAGAAGCTACGTGCCAAGGAGAGTCGTGAGATGGTCGAGTCTTCTCGCAGGCTCGCAGGCATCATGTCGGCTCCAAAAAAAAACTAGCTGAAGCTGTAGATTCCACGAAGATTTACCAGGTTCTTAGATATTACAAAGACCAAGGTAAGATGCGCTTGTCCATCTCCAAGCTGGACAACGTCATGCGCAACTACGGCATGTCTCAATTCTCATACGAGACTTTCAAGTCAGCATACGACGCTGACCCAAAGCTACAAGAACTCGTAGCAAACTTCGATCAAGACACTATTGAGCTCGCGGATGGATCCGCGAGTGATGAGCTGGACACGAAGCCAAAAGATGGAGGTAGCTCAGTCTCCACCATGGCCAAGCGTGCGACTGATTTAGGTGACAAACTTTGATTGACATCCCGTAAAAACTGTTATATATTAAAGGCTTAGTAGAAAGAATAAGATGACACTGATAACCTCAAAATATGACTATCCAAAACTAACAAGAGCAGAAGTAAACGGCAAACGGAAATACCAAACCCCAGATGGTAGCAAGGTGTCATCCGTCACTACCATACTAGACGCGACCAAGCCTGAAGAAAGCCGACAAGCATTGGAGAACTGGCGCAAGCGCGTAGGTCACGATGCAGCCAAAGCGATCACCACGGAAGCAGCTAATCGTGGCACCCGGATGCACAAGTATCTGGAAGATTACATTGATTCAGGAGAATGGCCCGAACCGGGTTCTAATCCTTTTGCCAAGCAATCTCATCGCATGGCAACGATCGTGCGCGACGAGGCGTTGTCTGAAGTCGATGAGATTTGGGGTTCTGAGGTCGCGCTATATGTTCCGCAGATATACGCAGGCACGACTGACTTAGTTGGTACGTATCGTGGCAATCCTGCGATAATGGATTTCAAACAATCGAATAAAATAAAGAAAGAAGAATGGATTCAAGATTACTATTTGCAAATGGTAGCGTATGCTCTTGCCCATAATGAAATACACGGAACAGATATACGCGAAGGACATATCTTCATGTGTACGCAAGATATGATTTACCAGCAGTTTGATCTAAAGCCCGAAGACTTTGATATGTGGGCCGACCGTTGGTGGAAGCGAGTCGAAGAGTTTTATATGAACCATGCCTAGAAGTTACATTTATAAAATTATTAATCTTGTAAACGACCGTTGGTACATAGGTAAACACAACGGTAAAGATCCTAACTATATGGGTGTTTGGTACGATAAATACAGTATGACGAACGAGGAGAAATAAAGTGGCCGTGGTACAAATCAGCAAGATTCAGGTCAGGAGAGGGCAGAAGAACGCAGGTTCCGGATTGCCACAACTAGCCAGTGGTGAGATCGGATGGGCAATCGATACGCAGCAGCTATACATTGGTAATGGAGCAGTAAGCGAGGGTGCTCCGGCAGTAGGCAATACAGAGATACTCACCCAACACTCTGACATCTTCTCGTTGATCGATACGTACACTTATGGCATTGATCAAGCAGTCGTGCAAACTGGTGATTCGCCAACCAATCCTGTTGAGCGCACGCTTCAAGCAAGGCTTGACGATTGGATTTCTGTCCGTGCATTCGGAGCATACGGAGATGGAACGGATCAGACCGATGCCATCCAAAGGGCTGTGGATCAACTGTTCATCAATGATGCCACCAAAGGATCAGCATCCTCTCGCGTGGTCCTACACTTCGAACCGGGCAACTATCTCATCAGCGATACCATCTATGTGCCGCCTTATGCCAACCTCATTGGTGCCGGCAAAGACAAGACGATCATCACCTGTTCCGCTGACGTTCCAGCATTCCAAACAGTCAATTCAACCTCCACTCCTGGTAGCCCAGCTTCTGATGCGACCAGCACGACGATCAACCAGGCCAAGTACATCAATGTTTCTGGCATGACCATCGAGACGACAGGAATCAATGCCAAAGCATTGAACCTTGAGAGCTGCACGGATTCAATCTTCCATGATCTAAAGCTGACTGGTGACTGGGCATCAAGTGATGCGATAGTGGTGACCAATGTAGGCATCAGCATGTCGGCGCTATCAACTCCGGTCACCTGCTCACGCAACAGGTTCTCCAACATCGAAGTCGTTGGATTCTCATATGGTGTCGAATCGCGCTATGATGTGATGAACAACAACTTTGATGATTGTGTGTTCCACGAGCTTGGACGCGGCATCGTGTGGGGTCGCAATACCAATGGTGGTATCACAGGGCAGCTAACAGGTCCACTTAACAACACGGTGACCAATTCTGAGTTCCGCGACATTGACGAATATGGTTTCTGGGTAGCTACCGGAAAATACAACCTGAGCGAAAGCAACCATTATTATGACGTCGGTAACACAGGTGGCACGGAAGCCGCAGCACTTTACCCGGTCATACAGATCGATGATCCGACCAACAAGAGCATCGATGATTACACTTCTAGGTTCCCTGCACTTTCCTTTGATGGGACTTACTTATCTGATCCTTTCGTTCCGCATTTTGCTGGTGATGGTGTGTCAGAGCAGGGTTTCTATAACAGCAATACGATAGTCCAGGCAGGTGCTGGTGCAAAAGCATTCAAGCTGCCTGCAGACTCGGATAAGGCATACGTGGTAGATTACATCTACCGATCCAATCAGGTAGATGCGCTACGTCGTGGCTCACTACACCTAACCGTAGACTACTCTACCTCCAACGTGGAGATAGCAGAAGACTACGAATACAATGGCAACATCTCGTACATAACCAACTTGTCCTTCAGTGCTTCACTGACGGACGAGGATGCAGACACGAACATCGACACACTGGTCGTGACATACGAGAATACCACTACTTCGGATAGTGCAGACTTTTGGTTTAGAGTAAAGACTTATACATTGTCGTGATGTTCCTTGAACGTGACTACTATGCCAGGCTAAAGATCTGGAACCAACTACGGTCTCAACTTGAAGAATCAACTGATTCCTTTGGAGATCTCCAAAGGTTCTATCGGAATGCTCCGTTGGTATCAATGGCAGCAGATCCATACGATAAGCAAACATGGCCTGATCCTTGGGAACAGGTCGAGGAAAACATCTACTGTCCGTTCACGGTCGTGCTGGCAATGTTCTATTCATTGCAATTAAGCCGTCGCTTTTGTGACAGCAGGTTTGAGATACATATAGGTACGGATGCGAAAAGAGAGCAGGTCATTTATTGCTTGATCGTAGACGGCAACAAGATAGGCTTATGGGATGAAGAAGGTGTACCAGACATCATATCACGAGAAGTTCACATCATGTCCTGAGCCCCATAAATATCATCCAGATTGATACAGGAGAGAAAATGTCTAACGGAATCATGATCGTTAAAAGGAATGGCTCACGGGAGCCAATCAACATCGACAAGATACACTTTGTCGTGGAAGAGGCCTGCAAGGGGCTCGCAGGTGTTTCGGCATCTCAGATTGAAATGAATGCTAACCTACAATTCTATGATGGAATGACGACAAAAGAAATACAAGAAATACTGGTCAGATCCGCTAACGATCTGATTTCTCTTGATAACCCAAATTACCAATATGCCGCAGCCCGTCTTCTCCTGTACGGAACCTACAAGGAGGTATTTGGTGGTTACAAGACCGTGGCCCTGGGTGAGATGATCGACATGAACATCGCCCGTGGTGTCTATGACAAGGAGATACTTGACCTTTATGATGATGTCGAGCTCAAGCGTCTCAATTCATACATGAATCACAAGCGTGATGAGAACTTCACCTATGCAGGATTACGCCAGGTAGTGGACAAGTATCTGCTACAGGATCGTTCTTCTGGTGAGCTATTTGAGACGCCACAATACATGTATATGATGATTGCAGCGACTCTCTTCGCACGTTACCCAAAAGAAGAGCGTATGCAGCTAGTAAGAAGGTATTATGATGCGACCTCACTTTTTAAGATCAACATCCCCACTCCGGTCATGTCAGGAGTGCGCACTCCGATTAGGCAGTTTGCCTCTTGTGTTCTTGTTGACAGCGATGATACTCTTGACAGCATCTTTGCTTCTGATATGGCAATCGGTCGTTACACAGCTCAACGGGCTGGCATCGGTTATAACTCAGGCAGGATCCGAGGAGTCAACTCCAAGATCCGCGGCGGAGAAGTAGCACACACCGGAGTCATCCCTTTCCTCAAGAAGACAGAATCTACAGTCCGTTGTTGCACACAAAATGGAGTAAGAGGCGGTAGTGCTACCGTTCATTTCCCATTCTGGCATCAAGAGATCGAAGATGTCCTGGTCCTCAAGAACAACAAAGGAACTGAAGATAACCGTGTACGCAAGCTAGACTATTCCATACAGTTGAACAAGACCATGTATGAACGTCTGCTTGAAGGCGGTGACATCACATTGTTCTCACCACATGACGTGCCAGATCTATATGAAGCATTCTTCGGCGATGCAGATACGTTCAAGGAACTATACGAGAAGTACGAACGAGCGACATCGATCAAGAAGCGAAAGATTCCTGCGATGGAACTGTTCTCTGAGCTGATCAAAGAACGTGCTGAGACTGGCAGGATTTACATCATGAACGTGGATCATTGCAACACACATTCTTCATTCCAAGACCGGGTCTACATGAGCAACCTGTGCCAGGAGATCACCCTTCCGACCAAGCCGATCCAGCACATTGACGACAAGGAAGGCGAGATCGCCCTGTGCATCCTTTCCGCCATTAACGTAGGTCTCCTGAAAGACCTGGATGAACTCGAAGACCTATGCGAGATTGCGGTACGCGCACTTGAAGAGATCATCGACTTCCAAAACTATCCTGTTGTTGCTGCGGAGATCTCAACGAAGGCTCGCCGTTCACTCGGCGTTGGTTACATTGGCCTCGCACATTACCTTGCAAAGAACAAGGTAAAGTATTCCGATCCTGAGGCATGGAAATTAGTGCATGACTTATCCGAAAGTTTCCAGTATTATCTCTTGAAGGCCTCCAACACGATAGCCATGGAGAGAGGTCCTTGTGAAGCTTTTGGACGCACTAAATACGCACAAGGTCTATTGCCAATTGACCATTACAAGGCGGACATCGATGATGTCCTTCCAACGGAGTTGAAACATGACTGGGATTCTCTACGCGAAAGCATTCGAGAACATGGATTACGGCACTCGACACTGTCCGCACAGATGCCATCGGAGAGCTCAAGCGTTGTGTCAAACGCAACCAATGGAATCGAGCCCCCACGAGGATACCTGTCCGTTAAGAAGTCGAAGAAAGGGCCTCTTAAGCAGATCGTACCGCAGTATCAAACGCTTCGTAACTACTACACTCTGCTCTGGGACATGCCAGGAAACGAAGGATACATCAACGTCGTAGCGGCGATGCAGAAGTTCTTCGATCAGAGCATCTCGGGCAACTGGTCATACAATCCAACACAGTTTGAGAACAACGAAGTCCCTATGTCTGTGATGATGCGAGACCTATTGCAGACTTACAAGATGGGATGGAAGACCTCGTATTACCAGAACACTTATGATTACAAGACTGATGACGACGTCAAGGTTGAAGAAGAGCGCGGAGAGTTGAACGGTCATGCGGAAGAGCCAAGCGTAAGCACTGGTGCTCTTGAAGATGCTGAAGCCTGTGAATCCTGCACCATATAATCGGTTGACATTTGCAGCCGTGCGTATATAATGTAGGCAGAGAGGAACAGAATGGGTAAGACCGTATTCAACCAAAACAAAGTAGACTTCACAAAGCAACACATGTTCTTCGGTGAGGACCAAAACACGCAGCGTTATGATGCGTTCAAGTTTCCGGTCTATGACAAGCTGAATCAGACCATGCTTGGCTATTTCTGGAGACCAGAAGAAGTCAGTTTGCAGAAAGACAGGGCGGATTATCAGAACTTCCGTCCTGAACAGAAGCACATCTTCACCGCTAACCTGAAGTATCAAACCCTTCTAGACAGCGTACAGGGCAGAGGACCGTGCTTGGCATTCCTTCCTTACGCTTCGTTACCGGAACTAGAAGGTTGCATCGTCACTTGGGATTTCTTTGAGACGATCCACTCCCGGTCGTACACACATATCATGAAAAACGTGTATGCGGATCCGAGCGAGGTGTTTGATACCATCCTTGACGACGAGGAGATCCTAAAGCGTGCTACCAGCGTGACGAGGAACTACGATGCGTTCACGGACGCAGCAGATGCGTTCTTCCATCACGGAAAAGGATCGCTCAAAGAAGTCAAGAAGAAGCTCTTCCTGGCAATGATGAACGTCAACATACTTGAAGGGCTGCGGTTCTATGTCTCGTTCGCTTGCACGTTTGCATTCGGTGAGCTAAAGATGATGGAAGGGTCTGCCAAGATCATCTCGCTCATCGCACGTGATGAAGCACAACACCTGGCTTTGACCACACACATCCTAAAGAACTGGATGTCGGGCAAGGACGATCCTGAGATGGTTACCATTGCCAGAGAATGTGAAGCCGAAGTCTACGAGATGTGGCGCCTATGCGTCGACGAGGAGAAGGCTTGGGCCAAGCACCTCTTCAAGGACGGAAGCATCATCGGATTGAATGAGACACTGCTACATGGTTACGTGGAATATATCGCGAACCGAAGGCTCAAGGCACTAGGATATGATACCATCTTCTCGGCGCCGGTCAATACCAATCCGTTGCCTTGGACTCAGCATTGGTTGAGCTCAAGTGGATTACAGGTGGCTCCTCAACAAACGGAAAATCAATCTTATATCATCGGCGGAATCAAGCAAGATGTGACTACAGAAGATATAAAAGATTTCAAACTATAGATAACTCTGTAGTTTAGTTTGATAAATAACGTATGGGATACATTTATAAGATAACGAACAAGGTTAACGGTAAGTCATATATTGGATACACTGAAAATCCGACAAAGAGATGGCAAGCCCATCAACGCAGACAAGGAAGTGAAATAGTTTTCCAAGCTATTAAAAAATATGGCTTAAAAAATCTAAATTTTGAAGTTATAGCTGAGGATAATGTTACGGGAGAGGACAGGTACATACAAGAACACAATACGATGTACCCAACCGGATATAATCTAACACCCGGCGGATCTTTGCCGCCAAATCATAGAGGCAAGACATACGAAGAAATATATAAATGTACAAAAAGAGCAAATGAACAAAAAACAAAAAGGCTAGCAAGGCAAAAACTAGCAGGCGGATACGGACCAAAAAAACATACAGAAGAAACGAAACAAAAAATCAGTAACTCAATCTCTGGAAAAAATCATCCGATGTATGGCAAAGTACATAGTTCAACTACAATAAAGAAAATGAAAGAAACACGTAAAGGTCAAAATGCAGGATCAAAGAATAATACTGCTAAAAAATGGAAACTAACTAGTCCGGAGGGTAATGAACATTTTGCACACGGAAACCTATACGAAAAATGTAAAGAACTAGGACTGAGTTTTAGTACGGTACATGCAAGCCATATGTATAAAAGACCAATGAGATCAGGGTGGAAGGTAGAAGAGTTAAATGGAAAATAAAATAACAGAGGCTTTTCTTCCGTCCAAAGACGATCCAAGAATAAAAGAAGCAATGGTTGCCCTTAACTGCAACCGTGCTATGTGTCTTGAGATTAGATTGAAACCTCTCACAAAAGAAAATGACTGTCATAATAATGTACTAAGGTATGTCTCAACTTACGGAGGCCAACAAATAAAAGGTTATTACTTAGCGGTAGACAGGCATTCAGAAGTCTGGGCTGCATTTGGTCATAGTGTTTGGAAAAGAGACAGTGAGTTAATAGACATAACACCGGTAAGCGATGAAAGGACACACAATATTTTTATATGGAACGATAAACAAGAAACAGAGGTTGAGAGTTACATCATCGGCGGTATCAAGCAAGATATGAACGATGATCTCCTAAAGGGATTCAAGCTATGAAGATTGACAAGACTTATTTCAACGACTTGAGAGAAACCCTTGCTCGGGCTTGGATCATATGCGATCCAAACCAAGGAATGGATAAACCTGGGTCTGGTTATCATCCAGATGATATCATGACCGAAGCTAAGGGCGATCTAAAGGACAAACCAAGATGGCATTGGTTCATCTCCCGTGCCGATTCTCTTAAGAAATTCGTTGAAGAGAATGGATTTGTGTTTGCTCGAAAGATGCATGATTATGATCTCCATGTCGAAGTTAATTTCAAGGCAGGAGATCGAGTAAAAACCGTAACAGCAGGTGATGGTACGGTATTAATGGTTGGTAGTGCGATCAACCTAGCTGACGACGGTAAATCCGCGACGATGGCAATCCAATATATGGTCGAGCTCGATAACGAGCAGACCAAATGGTATCCATCATACCAACTAACAAAGATAGAGGAAGAAACATGACGAATACAATCATATGGACTAAGACTGATTGTCCGTACTGCCACGTTGCGAAAGATATGCTTGCTTCGAAGAATATCGAATTTGAAGAAAGAATCATCGGCGAAGGATGGACTAGAGATCAGTTGTTAGAATCAGCACCTGATGCAAAAACGGTTCCTCAGATTTGGTTACGCGGAGAATATATCGGCGGTTGTGACGATCTGGAACAATACTACGAAGAACATGATATGTGGAGAGATGATTGATGTTGATTGAAAATAAGTTTAAGAAAGATGACGTCGTATCTATTAAGTTATCCTCAGGAGAGGAACTAATTGGACGCTATGTTAAAGAAGATATGCAAGTATTAGAACTATCAAAAGTAATGTCTATTGTCATGACCCAGCAAGGAGTTGGACTAGGCCCGTTTATGTTTAGTTTCGACGTAGATCAGAAAGGTTTCCCAAAAGAAAATATTAAATTTTCAAAGACTACTGTAATGGCTATTGGCAAAACAGCCGAAGGCTTCGCTGCACAGTTTAACAGTTCGGTATCGGGTGTTGAAGTAGCTCAGAAGCCTTCAATCATTACGTAAGGAATAGATAGTGCCATTCAACTTTGATGCTGTAGACAGTTTAGTAACACAAGCAGAGACATCAACCAATGCACTTTTAAGTGGAGTTGCTGACGGCTGTGACATCAGCGGTGCATTCAAAGGTGCAATGCCTTCTTTAGCTGGTATTGCGGATTCTATTGAAAAGGTTATTGGACAGGTAACTGAGATTGCCGGTGCTGCTCTAACGGCTATAAAAGATGCTATTGCAGCTACCATCGAAGGCTTTACAGGGGGAATACGTGATTTGATATCTGAAATCAATAGCCGAATTTCAGATTTGACCAGTGAGATTGCAGAAGCTATAGCAGCAGGACAAACAGCACTTGCAAGTTTACTACAATCGGCACTTGATACCGTTAACAGCGCAGTAAGTTCAGCAATTAGTGCAATACAAGGCGTGGTGTCAAGTATTAACGATGCTATTAGTAGTGCGGTATCCGCAGTTACGGGAGCGATTGATTCATTGTTAAGTGAGCTTTCATCTGTTGCAGACAACATTAAAATCTCGCTTTGCGGTGTAGCAAAAGATGTTGTTGAAACTCTTGGCGAAGGAGTAACTGCCGTTGTTGACGGGTTCAAAGACAGTGCAGAAGAGACCTTAACAGCAGCAACTGAAGCACTCAGCCTTGATTCAGCAATATCTGTTATTGAAGGGGTGACATCATCTCTTGCTTCTATCGATATCAATCCAGCATCGGCAATAAGTGGCATCGCTAGTGCAAGCCAGGATGCTTTCGCAGCGTTACAGGCATCTTTCATATGAGTAGAGGATGTGCCAGATTTGGTGATAGAACCCTTGGCACTTGCGCTATACATGGTTCCGGAATTGGAGGAACGATCGTTACAGCGTCACCAGATAAAATA